GCTTGCGCGGGATTTACCTGGATGGCTGCGTGATGGATGAGGTCGCGGACATGCCGGAGAATGTGTTTCCTGAGGTATTGAGACCGGCGCTTTCTGATCGCAAGGGTTGGTGCGTGTTCGTTGGTACGCCGAAGGGGCATGATGCTTTCTTTGAAAAGTATGAGGAAGCTACGTCGAATGATGATTGGTTAGCGGCTGTATACAAGGCGAGTGAGACCGGGATCCTCGATGATGAGGAATTGGAAGCGGCTAAGGTTATGATGTCGGCGGATCAGTATGCCCAGGAATTTGAGTGCAGCTGGAATGCGAATGTGCCTGGTGCGGTTTATGGAAAAGAGATGGAAGCGGCACAGGCAGAGGGCCGGATTTGCAACGTACCCTACGACCCCTCAGTTCGGGTTGATACCTGGTGGGATCTCGGAGTTGGAGACAGTACCGCGATATTCTTTACCCAATCGGTGGGACGTGCTATACATGTTATAGATTTTTACGAAGCGAGGGGCGAGGGCTTGCCGCACTATTGCAAGGTTCTTTCTTCTAAGAATTATTTGTACGGCGAGCATAATGCTCCGCATGACATTGAAGTTCGAGAGCTTGGTAGTGGTAAGAGTAGAAGAGAGGTAGCGTGGGATCTAGGTTTGAATTTCCGGGTTGTTCCCAAGTTACCTGTCGAGGATGGGATCCATGCGGCACAGATGTTGTTGTCGCGGGTTTGGTTCGACAGAGAGAAGTGTAAGCATGGTTTGGAATGTTTGCGACAGTATCACCGGGCGTATAACGAGCGCACTCGTAGCTTTAGGGCATCGCCTGTGCATGATTGGTCGAGCCATGCGGCGGATGCTTTTAGATATTTGGCGGTTGGTTTGCGAGAAACGCGGGGCGGTGGTCGCGTTCCTCAGAAGCAAGCTATCATGGATTACGATCCTTTTGCGGCGTAGGAGATAAGATATGGCGGCAGCACCTATTATACTTGGAGCGGTAGGCGGTGGGGCTTTGGGCTACACAGCTGCGACTGCGTTAACGATGGGGGTTGCGGCTACGGCGGCAACCACGGCGGCGGGTGCGGTTGTCGGCGCGGTTATCGGGGCATCGATGATGTCCGGGCCGAGCGGACAGGCAATGGAAATTGACGACACCGACATCAATGTTGATACGGTCGAGACTGACACAACGACAGTTGATACTACGTCTGACACTGGCGGATCCGATACGACGATCAATGACGTTGTCTCGGTACAAGATGACGTTTACAACCAGGCGGACACAACGGTTCAGGGCGATACGAGTGTAGGCCAGGCGGAAACAGAGGCGATGGATTTCTATGAAAAAGGTCGTAAGTCAACAATCTTAACATCTGCCCAGGGGATTGCGGATACGGCGACAGGTTTGCTGTCTGAGACCGGCAGCTCGATCTTGCGACCACGTAGAGGTCTAGGCGGAGGATTGATAGCATGAAGAAACGCAGACCAGTTAATGTTGCCGGCATGATGGGCAAGATGGCGTCACAGCCCAGCCAGGGCAAGCGCGAGGGAACCGTAGATCCATTGGAGCGTCTGGAGCAAAAGCGCGCTGGGCGTATGGAAGGCGGCAAGAAATCCAAGAAGCGCAAAAGTTTAATGTTTAATTATGGGATGTCGTAATGCCAGAAGTATTGCCAATGATTGCACAGCTAGATCACAGATATAAAACTCTGCAATCTCAGCGTTCACAATGGGAAAGTCACTGGCAAGAGCTTGCGGACTATATGTTGCCACGTAAGGCGGACATCACAAAGAAGCGCACCCAGGGCGATAAACGTACCGAATTGTTATACGATGGTACGGCGGTACATGCCGTTGAGCTGTTGGCGTCTAGCTTGCATGGAATGCTTACATCCCCCAGCACCCCTTGGTTCTCTATGCGTTACCGGGATCCAGATCTACAGGGTAACGATGCGGCGAATGAATGGTTAGAGATCTGCCTAGATCAAATGTACCAGGCGTTTCATAGATCCAACTTTCAGCAAGAGATCCATGAGTTGTATTACGACCTGGTGGTTTTTGGGACAGCTGCGTTCTACATCGAGGGATCTGATGATGGCTTGCGGTTTAGTTCCCGGCACATTGCCGAGATCTGCATTTCTGAAAACCAGGACGGCACAGTTGATACGGTTTACCGTAAGTTTAAACTAACGGCTCGAGCGATTGCGATGCAGTTCGGTGAAAAGAACTTGCCGCGTGAGGTCGAGAAAGACCTGGAAAAAGAGCCGTACAAAGAGCATGACGTTGTTCATGCAGTGTTTCCCCGGCAAAATTCAACAGGGCGCGCGTCAAAGAACAAGCCTATTGCATCTGTTTACTACACGGCGGACAGCCGGCAGATGTTAAGTGAGAGCGGGTTCGATGAGTTCCCCTTCATGGTTACACGTTTTGTTAAGGATAGTGTTTCGACGTATGGGCGTAGCCCGGCAATGAATGCGCTTCCGGATACAAAGATGCTGAACAAAATGTCAGAAACAACAATAAGAGCGGCACAAAAACAAATAGATCCGCCGCTTATGGTTCCGGATGATGGGTTTATGTTGCCTGTGCGTACTACGCCAGGTGCTTTGAACTTTTATCGCACCGGGACGCGAGACAGGTTAGAGCCGTTGCAGATCGGGGCAAACAATCCCCTTGGGCTAAACATGGAAGAGCAGCGCCGGAACGCGATACGCCAGGCGTTTTTCGTTGACCAGCTGCTAATGTCCAATGGCCCAGCTATGACTGCCACGGAGGTGTTGCAAAGGAATGAGGAGAAGATGCGGCTCCTCGGGCCTGTGTTGGGCCGCTTACAGGCGGAGTTGCTCCAGCCCCTGATCTCCCGATCCTTTGCATTGCTCCTCCGGGCCGGCCTCCTCCCTGCGGCTCCGGAGGAGCTACAGGGCCGAGAGATCGACATTGAGTATGTTTCACCACTAGCCAAGGCGCAGAAAATGACTGACCTACAGTCTATGTTGCGTGGGTTCGAGGTGTTGATGCAGATGCAGCAAGTGGCGCCTGTTATGGATTACCTGGATGATGACAAGCTGGTTCAATACCTGGTCGAAACGGCTGGGATCCCGGCGCGTGTTATCCGTAGTACATCTGAGGTAGCGCAGTTGCGGCAGCAAAAAGCTGAGGCGCAAGCAGCGCAAGCCCAGGCGCAACAGGAGATGATGCTGGCGGAGCAAGCGAATAAAGCAGCGCCGTTGCTAAAAGTTGCGTCTGACGCAAGGGAGCGCGGACAGATATGAAAAAGATAGAAGATCTTAAGCTTAGCTATCGCAGAACGTTCGGAACAGAGGACGGCGAGATAGTTTTGCGTGATCTTAAAAAGCGTTTCGGCTATGAGGCCACCACGTTTTCCGGCGATCCTTATGAAAGTGCATTTAATGAAGGACAACGCGCAGCTGTGCTGTTGATCGACCGGATGTTGTCCGAAGGGAAGGAACCCAAATGAGCGAAGAGGCAACCCTAGACACAGGATCTCAAGAAGTCGCTGAACCAGTTGCAGCTGAGCCGGTAGCGGCTGAGCCTGTAGTGGAGCAACAACAACCGACATCAGAAGCCACAGGCACCTGGCTTGATATGGTCGATGAGCAATATCGCAGCAATCCACTTATCAATAAGTGGGATGATGTTAATGGATTAGTTAAAACGCACCTGAATGCGCAAAAGATTATTGGCGCAGACAAAGTTGTAAAGCCTGGGCCAAATGCAACAGATGATGAGATCCGCGCAGTTTACCAGGAGCTTGGTGCGCCAACAGATCCTGTGAATTACGAACTGGAACGCACCGAGATCTTTGATGATGCGTCTTTTGATACGTTTAGAAACAAAGCGTATGAGATCGGTTTGTCTAATAAGCAAGCCCAGGCGGTTGCAAGCTTGTATGAAGAGCAAGTTAACAATGGCCTACAAGCTCTCGAGCAACGCGCAGAAGAGGCGCGGTTCCAGGGCGAGCAAGAGTTGCGCCAAGAGTTTGGGCAACATTTCGAAACACGTTTGAAGATGGCAAGATCTGCGGCGGAAACTGTTATGCCAAACCCGCAAATCTTTAATGAGGTTCGGCTCGAGGACGGCAGATTGATGGGGGATCACCCTGAGATCGTTAGAGCGTTTGCTAAAGTTGCCGAGATGCTAGGCGAGGATAGCCTGGTCGGAGAGCCTACAGAGTTTGTGATGAGCGCCCAGGAAGCGCGGCAGCGCATTGCAGAACATATGCGGCCTAATACGCCGTACACTATTGCTGGACACCCTGAGCATGACGCGGCAGTTGCCGAGGTCTTGCGCTTGCGTGGCTATGCGACAGGTGGATAACCGAAAGGCCCACCGCGTAAACTTGTGCGTCAAGTGGATTAGCGGCCCTAAGCCGTAGCATTGGCCCTGAAAAGGATAACCAGGCGCAGCAATTAAAACTGTAACAAGCTAGGAGATTAGGCAAATGTCTACTCAAATCACTACAGCTTTTGTCCAACAGTTTTCTGCAAATATCCAGATGCTGTCACAGCAAATGGGTTCTCTGCTGCGTAACGCGGTGGATGTAGAAAGTGTTAATGGCGAAAAAGCTTTCTTTGACCAAGTGGGTTCAGCGGCAGCTGTCCTACGCACATCGCGCCATGCGGATACACCGATTGTGGATACACCACATTCACGCCGTATGGTTACAATGTCTGACTACGAATATGCGGATCTGATCGACGATCAGGACAAAGTTCGCTTGTTGGTAGATCCGACATCAACTTACAGCCGTGCAGCGGCAGCTGCTATGGGTCGCGCAATGGATGATGTAATCATCGCAGCGGCACTAGGCACAGCCAAAACAGGTAAAGATGGCTCATCTGACACAGTATTACCATCAGACCAAAAGATTGCAGTTGCATCATCTGGTTTGACGATTGCTAAGTTGGTTGAGGCGAAGCAGATCTTGGACGAGGGCAACGTTGATCCGTCAATCGCTCGTCACATTGTTTGCTCACCAAAGCAGATCTCAGACCTGTTGAACAACACGACTGTAACATCAAGCGACTACAACACTGTGAAAGCGTTGGCTATGGGTGAAATCAACACATTCGTTGGCTTCAATTTCCATGTAAGCAACCGTCTAACAACCGATGGATCTGGTGATCGCCAGGTTATCGCGTTTGCGGCAGACGGTATCAAGTGTGCAATCGGCAAAGAGCCGTCAGCGCGCATTGATGAACGTGCAGACAAATCATACGCAACGCAAGTTTACTACTGTCAATCAGTAGGTGCGACACGTATGGAAGAAGCCAAAGTCGTTGAAATCGCGTGTAGCGAATAATAAGGAGACTGACAAATGGCTACTGTATATTCAGCACAACGCACGAATTCACGCGCAACACCAGCCGTGATGAACAAAGTTAATGAGCTTGGCGGTCGTATCCGTGTAGCTCATGGCACATACGAGGCATCTGCGCTGGCGTCTGGTGACGTTATCGAGATGTTTATCTTGCCTGATGGCGCTCGTTTGTTGACAGGTACTCTTGCGCATGACGCGCTAGGTGCATCAACAACATTGTCCGTAGGTTATGCGGCACACACAAACGCGGCTGGTACAGCTGTGTCTGCGTCTGCGGCGGCTTACAAAGCGGCAGCTGCGTCAACATCTGCGGCAAAGAACGACATTCTTGCTACTCTAGCTCTAGGCTCAGGCTCAGAGACAGACACAAACGAGGATGGCGT